ATGAACCTACTAGCAAAAATTATGAACTACTTTTCGGAAAAAGTCGAAGAAACTAATCTTGACTGGAAGGTAGTCGCTTTGGATTTGAACCAGGCGCTAATTGAAACACAAGAAAAACTTCAAAAAGCGAATCAAGAAATTTACGATTTGAAGAAAACAATTGAAATTTTAAAGGAGAATGCAAAATGATTGAACCGTCATTAACCAGTCAGCTCTTGGGGGTTGGCACACTACTAATCGGATTTCTCGGCGCAGGTATCCATACGCACAACATCGACTTGAAGAAAGCCGAAGAAAAGAAAGCGCAGTTGCTACGTGATGCAGACATCATTCGAGCAAGTCAAGAAGCCTTTGCGAAAGATCGTGAAGCCGAACGCAGAGAAATTCGCGAGAATATCCGCAGACCATTTCCAGGCTTCACATTCGATAACGAAAAGCCAGAGGGTTTGAAGCCAGAATTGATTGGCTTGCCTGCACCAAAATAAAAAAGGAGTAACAAATGGTAACAATTAACAAACTAGAAATCGAAAATGTCAAGCGCGTTAAAGTGGTTAAACTAGAGCCATCTACAACTGGCCTGACAATTGTTGGCGGAAATAACAACCAAGGGAAAACAAGCGTGCTAGATGCGATTGCTTGGGCGTTGGGTGGTAACAAGTACAAGCCTAGTCAAGCTCAGAGAGAAGGCAGTACAATCCCGCCTAGCTTAAAAATCACGCTGTCAAATGGCCTGATTGTGGAGCGTAGTGGTAAGAACAGCACTCTCAAAGTGATTGACCCTAGTGGTAACAAGGCTGGTCAAAACTTGCTTGACAGCTTCGTGGAAGAGCTGGCCATCAATTTGCCAAAATTCATGGAGCAGACCAGCAAAGAAAAAGCGAAGACTTTATTACAAATCATCGGAGTTGGTCCGCAGTTGGCAGAACTGGAGATGCAGGAAAAGGCCAAGTACGACGAGCGCCATGCAATCGGTGTGATTGCTGACCAAAAAGAAAAGTTTGCAAAAGAACAGCCGTACTATCCAGATGCACCGAAAGAGTTAGTCTCTATCTCTGAGCTTATCCAACAACAACAGGCCATCCTTGCTAAGAATGGCGAGAATGCTCGTAAGCGTCAGAACTTGGTATCTATCCAAAATCAACATGCTTCAGCAACTGCAGAGGTTGAACGATTGGAGCAATTGCTGGCCGATGCCAAAGAAAAAGAAAGTCAGTTAGCTCAAGACTTGGCTATCGCGAATACCGATGCCATGGATCTTCTCGATGAATCAACTGAAGAAATCGAACAGAACATCGCAGAGATTGACGAAATCAATCGTAAAGTGCGTGCTAATCTGGACAAGGATAAAGCCGAAGAAGATGCCAAGGGTTATCGCGAGCAATACAAGGAACTTGATAATGTGATTGATGACATCCGTAAGCAGAAGACGGATCTGCTTACAAATGCAGACTTGCCACTGCCGGGCTTATCCGTGGATGATGGCGAACTGCTCTATCTTGGCCAGCGCTGGGATAACATGTCTGGTAGTCAACAACTGCAAGTGGCGACTGCAATCGTGCGCAAATTAAAACCGGAATGCGGATTTGTGCTAATTGACAAGCTAGAGCAAATGGATCAGCTAACTCTACATGAATTTGGCGCATGGCTTGAGCAGGAAGGATTGCAAGCAATTGCGACTCGTGTATCAACAGGAGATGAATGTAGCATCCTGATTGATGACGGGTATAGCGTTAAGCCAGAGGTGACACAAGCACCTAAATCATGGCAAGGAGGTTTTTAAAACATGCAAATTACAAGAGGAAAACGAGCGCGAGCTCAAAAGGTAGTTATCTACGGTCCTGAAGGAATTGGGAAATCTAGCTTTGCGAGTCAATTCCCAGAGCCAGTATTTATCGATACGGAAGGTTCAACAGATAACATGGATGTGGCACGACTAGACAAGCCAACAAGTTGGACCATGCTGGTCAATGAGATTGCTTTTATCAAAGCAAATCCAACAGAATGTAAAACACTCGTCGTTGATACGGTTGACTGGGCAGAAGCTTTGGCAGTTAATTACATCTGTTCGCAACATGGTAAGCAAGGTATTGAAGACTTCGGTTGGGGTAAGGGGTATACCTATGTCCAAGAAGAAATGGGACGTTTCTTGAACAGCCTTTCTGATTTGGTTGATATGGGCATCAATGTGGTATTGACTGCGCATGCTCAAATCAAGAAGTTTGAACAGCCAGACGAGATGGGTTCTTATGACCGTTACGAGTTGAAACTTGGCCAAAAGACAGGCTCTAAGACCGCTCCACTCGTCAAGGAATGGGCAGATATGGTTCTATTCGCCAACTACAAGACCTTGGTCATGACGACTGACAACGGCAAAAAGAAAGCCCAGGGTGGTGAACGTGTGATGTATACAAACCATCGACCAGCTTGGGATGCCAAAAATCGTCACGGTTTGCCAGATGAATTACCGTTCCATTATGCAGGAATTGCCCATATCTTTGCGAATCAACAAGTACAAGCGCCTGCGTCACAACCTCAAGCAGTCGCTCCAGCACCTCAGCAAACCACACAGCAAGCCCCTGAGCAAGTTCAAGAAGAATTGCCTCTCGATATGTCGCAGGTAGCTGAAAAACCTCAAAATGAAGCTTCTAGCACGCCACAGACATTGCCTGAACAATATCATGCAAGCTTGCCAAAGAGTTTGACGGACCTCATGTCTCAAGGTAACGTGACAGAAGAAGAACTTCAAAAAGTAGCTTACATTCGCGGGCACTTCCCGCTAGGAACTCCGATCGAAAACTTTCCGCCTGATTATTGGGATATGATTGTCGCACACTGGCAGGCAACTATGGAAGTTATTCAAAACCAAGTACGAGCAGACCCTGAACTGCCCTTCTAGATGTAGATTTTGGGAATTAGAAATAATAGCAAAATACAACAAGGAGTATCTATGAAAGATAAAACTATTAAAATCAATTTGTCGAAAATCGCAAATACAGCCTTACAAGAAAAGGTTGACAAAGAACTTGAAAAAGTCCTTGAGAACATTCTGGACCTCAATACAGAAGCTAAAGCAACCCGTAAGGTCACGATCACACTAACGATGTCAACGGACGATGAGCGTACAGTCGTTAAGACAGGTATGGAAGTCAAATCCACTTTGGCACCACAAAAAGGTGTCGCAACAACTGTCATTGTCGGTCGTGATGATACTGGTAAAATTCACGCAAATGAGCTCAAAAGTGGCATCCCGGGTCAGACTTACTTTGATGACAACGGAGACATGAGAACCGACACTGGCGAACTCGTCGAAGAAGTAGAACAACAAAACACAAATATCATTGATTACAACAAAAAGAAAGCAGGTAACTAACCATGACAGAAAATATTAAAGATGCATTATCGTACGCAGTCGAACTAGCGGGTAAAGAAAACAAAATCATTCGTTCAGAAACTGGGAAGGAATATTTTGACAGCAATGAATATGACTTGCAGGAACTTAACCCTCGCAAGTACGCACCTATTCTTGAACTTCAAACGCTCAAAAGTCTTGTTGACTATCTCAAATCAGATAACGATCTCATCAGTGATCGTAAACTTTTAGTTGTTGTGGACAGTTACCAAAAAGTATCTGTATATAATCAAGTTGATTTTGAAAATGGCAAACGTCCTCAGCTTGTGTCTGTAAGAGCATCTGTTCCAGTTATTCCATTCAGTAATTGGCGCGATCAGGAAGAATTTAATATTATGCTGCAGTCTATGTTTATCGATGATGCAGACCGTAATTTGGTTTTGGATTTTGCTAGCCATTTGAAAATCGAAAAAGGCGCAGAAGTACAGGACAATGGCATCAGCCAAATGGCTACGGTTCGCGATGGTGTAGCAAGCCTAGCACAAGCTAAAACTCCAAATCCAGTAACCTTGCGACCATATCGTACTTTCAACGAAGTGGAACAACCAGCAAGTCAATTCGTCTTCCGCATCAACAAATTGGCAAATCTTGCGCTCTTTGAAGCAGACGGTGGCAAATGGAAATTAGAAGCCGTCGAAAGCATCGCGAATTATTTAAAAAATGAACTTGCTAGCAACAAAAAAATTACTATTTTAGCTTAAAGGAGAAATCAACATGACACAACAACAATACAACAACTTTGAACGCGAAATTGGATGGGAAGATATGATTGAAAAAGATTCGGACCGCGTCTTACTACCTGACGGATTGTACTTTTTCACAGTCGTTGGCATGGAACGCACACGACACACGCCAAATCCACAAAATCCCGGCAAATTGCCAGCATGTAACAAAGCTATCGTTAGCATCAAGATTGTAGCTAACGAAGGCGAAACAGAATTGCGCCACAACCTATTCTTACACAGCTCAACTGAAGGAATGTTATCTGCTTTCTTTGCTGCAATTGGCCAAAAGAAAAAAGGGGAACCGCTTCGCATGAACTGGAATACCATCATCGGTGCAACTGGTGTATGTAAGGTCGGTACTCGACAATACAATAACAACAATTATAACGAAGTCAAATCCATGCTCTACCCTGAAGATGTTGATTATACAAAAGTGTTGAACCAACAACCAGGACAAACTACACAAGCAAGCTATCAACAACCGCAGCAACCACAACAGCAAAACTTTGCGCAACAACCACAAACTGGATACCAAGCTGGGAAATTTTAGGAGGTAAGGGATGCAATTAAGACCTTATCAACAGGAAGCACGGGAAGCTGTTCAGGCTGAATGGGCTAAAGGTCGCAAGCGCACGCTCTTAGTATTACCAACAGGATGCGGGAAGACGATAGTCTTTTCCAAAATCATAGAAGACCAAGTGAAAGAGGGCAAGCGTGTGCTTGTCCTTGCTCATAGGTCTGAATTGCTAGAACAGGCCAGCGACAAGCTCAAGACTGCGACAGGCCTCGGCACGGCTTTAGAGAAAGCAGAGAATACTTCTATCGGTTCATGGTATCGCGTTGTCGTTGGTTCTGTCCAGACCATGCAGAGAGAGAAACGACTTAGTCAATTCCCTCCTGATTGGTTCGATACGATTGTAGTTGACGAAGCGCATCACGCTATCTCGGATGGATACCAGCGTGTTCTTGGCTATTTTGAGCAGTCGGATGTGTTAGGTGTAACAGCGACCCCAGACCGTGGAGATATGAAGAACCTCGGCTCTTACTTCGACAGTCTCGCTTACGAATATTCGCTGGTACAAGCTATTCAAGAAGGCTACCTATCAAAAATCAAGGCTTTGACAATTCCGCTCAGCTTAGATTTATCAAATGTCAGTATGTCAGCTGGCGATTTCAAAGCGAGCGATGTCGGAACGGCACTAGACCCGTATCTGGAACAGATAGCAGATGAAATGGTCAAGCAATGTGCAGACCGCAAGACAGTCGTGTTCTTGCCCTTGGTCAAAACTTCGCAGAAGTTTCGCGACATCCTTAACGCAAAAGGTTTTCGCGCTGCTGAAGTCAACGGAGAATCCAAGGACCGTGCAGAAGTCTTAGAAGACTTTGAGAAAGACCGCTACAACGTTCTTTGTAACTCTATGCTCTTGACTGAAGGCTGGGATTGCCCATCAGTAGATTGCGTAGTTGTGCTAAGGCCTACCAAAGTGCGAGCGCTCTATTCTCAAATGGTGGGGCGTGGGACTCGCTTGCATCCAGGCAAGGAAGAATTGCTCTTGCTAGACTTCCTCTGGCACACTGAACGCCACGAACTATGCCGGCCAGCTCACTTAATCTGTGAGACTCCAGAAGTCGCTCAGAAAATGGTTGAGAATATGGAAGAGCAAACCGGAGTCATGCTTGACCTTGAAGATATGGAAGTAAAAGCGGCTGAGGACGTCGTCGCTCAACGTGAAGAAGCCTTAGCCAAGCAACTCGCAGAAATGCGCAAACGCAAGCGCAAGCTAGTCGATCCGTTGCAATTTGAAATGTCTATCCATGCTGAAGACTTGTCGAGTTATGTCCCAAGCTTCGGTTATGAAATGGCGCCACCTTCAGAAAAACAAATCAAAGCGCTTGAGAAATACGGTATCTTTGCTGACGAAATTGGAAATGCAGGAAAGGCTGCATTATATTTAGACAGATTGCACAAGCGACAATCAGAAGGCCTGACCACACCAAAACAAATTCGATTCTTAGAAGGTCGAGGTTTCAAAGATGTTGGCATGTGGCAATTTGACCAAGCGAGAAATATGATTGATCGTATCGCAGCAAACGGATGGAGATTACCTGTAGGCGTGCGACCAGCTGAATATGTACCGGGGTGATGTATGGAACTAAATACAATCTACAACGAAGATTGCTTGGCCGGTATGCAAAAAATCCCTGACAAGTCAATTGACATGATATTGTGTGATTTACCTTATGGCACGACTCGAAATAGCTGGGACAGTGTACTGCCGTTTAATAAGCTTTGGGAACAATATGAACGAATTATCAAAGATAATGGCGCGATTGTACTGACTGCTCAAACTCCGTTTGATAAAGCGTTAGGAGTGAGCAAGCCAGAATTGTTGCGTTATGAATGGATTTGGGAGAAATCCAATGCAACAGGACACTTGAACGCCAATCGAATGCCGTTAAAGTCGCATGAGAACATTCTTGTGTTCTATAAAGAATTGCCAGTGTACAATCCGCAGTTTACTTACGGAAAACCGTACAAGGCAATCTGTAGTATGCATAGCAGCAACTATGGAAAGCAAAAGGATAATATCGAAACCGTGAATGATGGCTATCGTTTCCCTAGAAGTGTATTATTTTTCAACAATGAAAAAGACAATTTTCACCCGACGCAGAAGCCAGTTGAATTGTTTGAGTACTTGATAAAGACATATACAAATGAGGGGGGGCTGGTGTTGGATAACTGTATGGGCAGCGGAACTACTGCAATAGCCTGTATTAATACCAACCGTAACTATATTGGTTTTGAAATTGATGAAGAATACTATCGCAAATCCATGGATAGAATCAACAGCCATGTGTCGCAGATGACATTATTTTAGAAAAAAAGGAGAAAACAGTGGCAGAGAATGATTTTAATTTGTTGCCGTTGCTGGATTACATCAATCCTGCCACGGTAGACTACCAGACTTGGGTAAATGTGGGTATGGCCCTTAAACACGAGGGCTATACGGCGTCCGACTGGGATAACTGGTCGCAAAATGATAGCCGGTACAAGAAATTCGAATGTTTCAAAAAATGGGATACTTTCAACGAACAAACAGGAACGATTGTGACTGGTGCTACAATTACCCAACTGGCAAAAGAAAATGGCTGGGTGTCGCAATCTAGCTACGACAGCGAGAATGCGTATGAGTTTGGCTGGACAGATATAATAGACCGCGATTATCGTGTGATTGATAAAGACTGGATTGAAGGTAAGGAAATCCATGAGCCGACTAATTGGAATCCGGTTCAAGAAATCATTAAATACCTTGAGACTCTCTTTGAAGCTAGCGAAAATGTTGGTTACGTGACTGAATGTTATCCCAAGACCGACGACGAAACAGGCGAGATTGTCAAATGGCTACCAACCAAGGGGGCCTATGACCGGACGGCTGGCCAGCTTATTAAAGAGTTGAGTCAGTGCAATGGCGACATCGGGGCAGTCTTGGGTGACTACCACGAAGAAGCTGGCGCATGGGTTCGATTCAATCCCATGGATGGAAAAGGTGCAAAAAATGAAAACGTGACAGATTTCAGATATGCCCTAGTCGAATCCGACAGCATGCCAATTGATAAACAAAACGCTATCTACAAAGAACTTGAACTACCTATTGTCGCTTTGGTCCACAGTGGAAATAAATCGCTCCATGCCATCGTCAAAGTAGACGCTAAGAACTACGAAGAATACCGTAATCGGGTTGATTATCTTTATAAGATTTGTCAGAAGAACGGAATCATCGTTGATACACAAAATCGAAATCCAAGTAGATTATCACGCATGCCGGGATTTATCCGAAATGGCCAGAAACAATTTTTAGTAGATACTAACATTGGTAAAGCTGACTGGGATGAATGGTATCAATACATCGAAGACTTGAATGATGACTTGCCTGATCCAGAAGGGTTGGCTGACAGCTGGGATAACTTGCCAGAATTGGCGCCTGAGTTGATAAAAGGTGTCCTTCGTCAAGGTCATAAAATGCTGATTGCTGGACCGTCAAAAGCTGGTAAGTCATTCGCTTTGATTGAGATGTCGATTGCAATTGCAGAGGGCAAGAAATGGCTTGGTTGGGATTGTACGCAGGGCCGTGTCCTCTATGTCAATTTGGAGCTAGACCGTCCGTCTGCCTTACACCGTTTCCGCGATGTCTATCAAGCTATGGGATTGCCGCCACAGAATATCAGTAACATCGATATCTGGAACTTACGGGGCAAGACCGTCCCGATGGACAAGTTAGCGCCTAAGCTCATTCGTCGAGCTTTGAAAAAGAATTACATCGCAGTCATCATCGACCCGATTTACAAGGTCCTGACTGGTGACGAGAATAGCGCAGACCAGATGGCACACTTTACCAATCAATTTGACAAAGTAGCCACAGAGCTAGGTTCTAGCGTTATCTACTGTCACCACCACTCTAAGGGTTCTCAAGGTGGTAAGAAGTCCATGGATCGCGCTAGTGGTTCGGGTGTATTTGCTCGAGATCCTGACGCGCTTATCGACTTAGTAGAGCTAGAAGTATCAGAAGAACTACTGACCCAGCGACTAAATCAGGCAGCGTGCGAGGTTTACAAACAAGCTTTGCAAGAGCGAAACAATGCCTATTACCAACAGAATGTAGGCCTAGATGACCTCTTGAGTCCTGCACAGATGCGGACGCACTTTGAAAAAGGCATTTCTGATGTCATGGATCGCGCTCCTTATGTAGATAAGCTTGAAGAAGTACGCAAGCAAATCCAAATAGCGACTGCGTGGCGCGTTGAGGGTACGCTTCGAGAATTTGCCAAGTTCAATCCAGTGAATATGTGGTTCAGCTATCCAGTGCACGCGCTGGATGAATCAGGCGTGCTTGCTGATATACAATTGGACGATGATAAACCGGGGTGGATGAAAGCTAAAGAAACTCGCAAAAAGAACGCAAAGGAAGACAAAAAGCAAAAACTGATAGAGTTTGACGAAGCAATCGAAAACGCGAACTTCGGCGAACCACCTTCGAAAGAAGACGTAGCTGAGTATTTAGGAATTTCTGTAAAAACAGTTACTCGTAGATTGAATTCATCTAAAAAATATTGGTTCGACAAGAACTCAAATTCGATAAAAGAAAAAGGACAAGACCATAAAAACGTGGTCATGTCCGAATAAGACGGCACCATGAATTTATGGTTGTGTCTTTGTCTCAAAAAGGACAGACAAGACCATAAAAACGTGGTCATGTCCTGGACAGACAACTATATATTATATATATAGATAATGTCCTGTCGTCCATCATGTCCATACCTGTATAGACAGGGTTGCTTAAAACGCACCCTGTCATATACAAGGGTCATGGACTAAGCGCGAAATTAAAAAAGAAAGGAAGTGCATTTTTGAAAATGTCTATTGAATTCTTTTTACCAATGCAAAAAATTCCAACAACGACTCACCAACAAAAAAAGGTAAACGTGCAATTTGGGAAGCCAATCTTTTATGAGTCTACCGATTTGAAAAATGCCAGGATGAAATTTGAAAGCTTACTTGCCAAGCATGTTCCTACTGATAAATTTAAAGGAGCAATTAGACTGACAGTCAAGTGGTGCTTCCCTCGTATCAAAAAAAGCTACGACGGCCAGTACAAGACCACAAAGCCAGACACAGACAATCTGCAGAAGTTACTTAAGGACTGTATGACGAAGCTTGGATACTGGAAAGATGATGCCCAAGTGGCCAGCGAGATTGTCGAGAAATTCTGGGCGGACACAGTCGGGATCTATATCAAGATTGAGGAATTGCCATGAAGATTGACTACATAGATTTCTTTAGCAGAGTCGTTCCAGAGTGGATGGCGCGCAGCAATCAGAAAAGCCAAGAGGTTGGATTCGGAACAGATGCCTATTGGCTCTGGGCGGTGTCGTCAATCGGAGAGATTTGCAAACAATACAATGATGATGAGCTGGTGACGGAGCAGTTTGGTCTGCTCTTTAACTGGCTAGAAAAGCAAGCAGGATAAACCATGAAATACAACAAACAAATAATGATTGACGGATTGAAGAGGTCAATCAAGCAAACGGAGGCAAGAATAGTAGAATTGTCTAAGCCCTGTGTAAAATCACTTGCATTCAGCAGGTCAGAAGAACGTGACTTACTGAAAAAAGCGAGTGAAGAAAATGAAAGAACAGTTGAAGGAGTTAGAAGATGAATAAGCAGGATGAGCAGGAATTGAGGACGAATAAACAAGAATTAATTTCTAAATATGAGCTGATTAAAAATAGCTATAATTTTAAGGTTGTAGCAACAGACGGTATAATAAGCGATTTGAAACGTTTAGACGAACCAGAAAAAGTCACAATCCCGCAGTTTGTGGCGGGTTGGATTGAGTATTGTAAATTTACTCACGTTAATTTGCAATACGCTTTGGTTGTTGGTGATGTATATTTTTACAACTACGCAAATCAAAAAGATTTTTCAAAACTAAAAGAATTTTTAGAAACAGAAAATAACCAAGTAACCTTCGCTCGTGCATGGCTGGACGGTTACACAATCGAGGAGGAGAGGCGGTACTTTGTGAAGATTAGAGCAACAAAACACTACTTTTCAAGAGATGGTAAAGGGAAAATATTCTTTTCTCTAGCATACAAAGATTCTTTTACCAAAAAAGAACTCGAAGAAGCCAACTTTGGCTGGGTGTTTGATTGCGAAGGGATTGAGATTGAGGAGGTGGAGTGATGGAATTTTTACTGACAAGCACAAGCGGGAGAGTTGAAAATCAAATCCCTAACACCGTTATTAAAAAATACACAAAAAGAGAAGTTAGAACCTGTTCGACATTTGAAGAATTTGATAAGCGATTTTCTAGGAGAGAAGGCACTTGGCTTTCTAAAGGAGTTAATCATAAAACATCTAAAGGTCGAATACAAAGAGAATTCCCGAACGGGGCAGAGGGGCATTTTATCGAAATCAATTCGATAGAGGAGTTACTAGAATTTCAGAGAGAAGTGATAAGCGAGCTGATAATTACTTTTGCAACTGATAATGAGTCAATTCCAGCTATTGAAATTTATAACTATTACAGGGAGTGAACATGAAACGATTCATAGCTATCTGGATTCTGCTATCTGCTGGGTTGAACGTCTGGCAGATGGGCAGGATTGCAGAACTAAAAAAGAAGAATCCGATGGTTATCTATAAAGCTGATAATCAAGGCGCCGAAATCAAAGGTAGAGTCGTCGAGAAAGGACGACATGGCAAGCTATACACGCTTACGATTCGTGATTACGGCATTTTCGTAGTCACGAAGGAAGTGTTTGATAATGTGAAAGTTGGAGATGAGGTGATGCTATGACGTTCGTGGAACACAATAACCGCGAGAAAGCCAATAAATTTGCCGAGTACGCGACTGGTAAGCCTTTGCGCGAATACTTAGCTAAAAAAGCAAAGCAATATTGCGGTGAAAATATATCCGTCTTCGATGGAGCTGCAGGCTCCGGGCAACTAGAACAGTTTATCAGTATGACCGATTTTCATGCGGTAGAAATTCAGCAGGAAAGTTGCGAAGCATTGAAAACAAATTTCCCTCACGCAGTCGTTCATAATCAGAGTTTCTTTACATATCAATCAGATGTACAAGTAGATGCAATTGCAATGAATCCGCCTTACTCTCTGAAATTGAAAGATTTACCAGAAGAGGATCAACAGGCTATTAAAGAACTATACCCTTGGAAAAAATCAGGTGTTGTTGATGATATTTTTCTGTTGAAGTCGCTGACTTATACGAAGCGATACGGATTCTATATCATGTTCCCTGGAATTGCATACCGTCAATCTGAAAAGAAGATGCGGGAATTGGTTGGTAATAATCTTGTTGAGTTGAATGAGATTCAAAACGGATTTGAAGACACATCTATCAATGTGATTTTCTTAGTCATTGACAAAGAAAAAAACAGTCCTGAAATTTCAAAAGAGATTTATGACTGTAAGACCCAAAAGATTGAATATCAAGAATCTGATACATTAGATTCAGATTTTAGCTGGGTAATACCTAAGAAACCAGTCGAGAAAGAAGAAATAGACATTGACCAAGTAAATGCTGAATTAGACCAGATGGCAATTGATCATCTTGAAAAACATTTAGCAAGTCAATTGATATTGATTCAGTTTTTCAACGAAGATATTGATTTAAAATCTTTCATAACGAGATGCCATAAGGTTTTAGATGATTACTTGTTGATGTACAATTTTGCAGTAGGATTAGAATGAAACCGGATAAGATAACAAAGTATGGATTACTAGACGTTTGTGACTTAATTCCAGGTACCAGAACGAAAGCGACAGATGGATCTTATTTTATCTATGGTGCTGGTATGAATGCAAAGGGAACTACAGATAAATTCAATTGTGAGAGCGACACAATCCGCTTGACTCGTAAGGGTACTGTTGGTGCAGTTTATTTTCATCGAGATCCATTTTGGATGGAAGAGGCTAGCTTTAAAGTTGAACCAAAAGAAATGATAGATAAGCGATATTTATTTCACTGGCTGTTGATGAAGCGTGAAGAAATAGAGCAGTACGCAGACGGAGATAATCAACCAGGTTTATCAGTAGCTAGATTGTCAAAATTAACGATTGACGTCCCTGATATGAAATATCAGTTAAAGGTTGTTAAGTTGTTGGATGAAATGAGTGCAGACTTGGAATTTTTTATAGACAATATCACACAAATTAAAATGAACCAAAGCAAGATTTTTAGTTACTATAACGAGAAAATCGGAACAGTTTTAGAAAGAGAAATAAATGGATAACAAGCTAGATTGTGAAGATTGTAAACAGTTTTTCTTTTTGAAAGACAAGTTAGATTATGATTGTGTATTTCAAAATGGTATTTGTAGTGATTGCTTAGTAAAAAGAATTGAACACGGAGAGGAGTGGTAGACTATGAAGTGTGAGTATGCTTTGTACGAAGGTGATAAATTTGTGACATTAGGGACAATTGAAGAAATTAGTCAGGAAACCGGGATTGAAGAAAAGAAATTGAGGTATCACACTAGACCGTCTCTTAGAAAACGATACAAAAACGGACTTGCTGTTATTAAAATTGAGGAGGTAAAAGAATGAAGCCAGAAAAAATTGATAACGTAAACAAACCAAGCCATTACCAAGGCTCAAAAGGTCTTGAAAGTATTGAAGTGATTGATAACTTTATTGGCAATCTGCCAGGGAAGGCAGCGTGGTGCTGGGGCAATGCTATCAAGTATCTATTGCGTTTCCAAAAGAAGAACGGTCTTGAGGATTTGAAGAAAGCACGCAAGAACCTTGATTGGCTTATCGAGGAGATGGAGAATGGACTATGAAAAACCTTTAACAAAGAGACAGTGTGAATTATTCGCTTTCATGCTAAAACAAAAAAGGATTGATAACAAGGTTACTTTGAAAGAGTTAGGAAGTAAGCTAGGCTACTCAATCGCAACAATCTCAAATTGGGAGAATTTAAAATCCGCTCCTGATATGTATAACGTTGAAGATGTAGCGACTTATTTCAACTTGCCTATGAATGTTTTGATAGGGGAGGGATGATAGGGTGCAGAGAGCTATTGAGAAAGAACTCAAGAAACTAAAATTTAAGAATGTTAAAATACAATCTCTACATTGTGAAATTATCAATCTAAGGTCTGGTATTATGAAAGGTCAGACTTTTGACAGTATGCCGAAATCTCAGAACAATGATAATCGTACCGAAGAAATGAACATCAAGGCTATTGATCGTATAGCTGAACTCTATCAAGAAATCGAGAGGGAATACAAGGAACAAGAGGAACTCGTTAGAGCGATTGAAGAGTTAGAAGAGCCAATTGAGAACATTGTAATGCGATTGCTCTACATCGACGGTCTATCTTGGTCTCAAGTAGAAAGAAGATTGAATTGCAGTCCAGCTACTATCCAGCGAGCGAGAGATAAGTCCTTAGTCAAGCTTTCTAAAATGTTTGATAACAATGATAGCAAATGATAGTTTTGATGTGCTATTATTGTATTGTCAGCAAGTACGGTAAAACGAACTGATGGCTCCTTTAATAATTTTTTTGTAACGGTATCAGGGACGTTTAGTCTCTGATGTCGTTATTTTAGACTTTTAGTGTAGCGGTAACACAGCAGTCTCCAAAACTGTTATCGTGGGTTCGATTCCTGCAAAGTCTGTGAGAGGTCTTGCATTAAGTCACACATTAGTGTGGCTTTTTGGTTTTTTGAATGGAGGTGATGGAAAATCGCTAAACTAACTTTAAAACAACAGAGATTTGCTGATGAGTACATCATCAGTGGGAATGCGACGGATGCTGCTATCAAAGCTGGCTATGCTAGGAGGTCGGCCGGCCAGATAGGTGAGCAGAACTTGAAAAAACTTGAAATTAAGAAATACATTGACGAAAGGCTGGCTCAGCTTGCGTCTGAGAAGATTGCAACGCAAGAAGAGGTCCTGAGTTATCTAACTTCGGTGATGCGAGGGGAGACACAAGAGCAGACCTTGATAAGCATTGGAGAGTTAGGTCAGACGATTACGGATATAGATGTTGGTGCTAAAGATAGAATTAAGGCGGCTGAATTACTTGGTAAGCGTCATAGGCTTTGGACAGACAAGGTAGAGGCTGATGTCTCTGGAACGGTGGTGTTTGCGAATGAGTCAGACATACCAGATTAAGCAGGACGATATTGTCGTTGACTTGCCCAAGACAGTAGGTGCTGGATATGGTAAGTTCTGGCGCTCGAGAAATCTCTATCGAGTCGTAAAGGGGTCCCGTGGTTCGAAAAAGTCCAAGACAACGGCTTTGAATTATGTTATCCGTCTTTTGAAATATCCCTGGGCTAATTTACTTGTTATTCGTAGGTATTCAAATACGAACAAGCAATCAACCTATACGGATTTTAAGTGGGCAGCCAACCAGCTAAAGGTCGCTCATAAATTCAAATTCAATGAGTCTTTACCCGAAATCACAGTCAAAGAGACGGGCCAAAAGATTTTGTTTCGTGGTCTGGACGATGAGCTCAAAATCACATCTATCACAGTTGATGTGGGGATTCTTTGCTGGGCATGGTTCGAGGAAGCGTATCAAATCGAAACTGAAGATAAGTTTAGTACAGTTGTTGAGTCTATTCGTGGTAGTTTAGACGTACCTGATTTCTTTAAACAAATCACGGTCACATTCAACCCGTGGAACGAGAGGCACTGGCTCAAACGTGTCTTTTTTGATAAAGAGACTCAGCGAGCCGATACATTCGCTACTACGACCACCTATCGATGCAATGAGTGGCTGGACGAAGTCGATATCAAGCGCTATGAGGATTTGTATCATACGAACCCCAGACGGGCGAGAATCGTTTGTGACGGCGAATGGGGAGTTGCTGAAGGTTTAATCTACAACAACGTGACTATCAAAGACTTTGACAAAGATGAGTTGCTGCAAAACCCTGCTAACAAGTTATGCATTGGTCTTGACTTTGGTTTCACTCACGATCCAACAGCATTGTGTTGTTCGCTGATAAATGACACGACGAAAGAAATACACATCTTTGACGAAGCGTACAGAGTTGGTCTGATAACCAAGGAAGTCGCTAAGATGATAAAGGATAAAGGTTATCATCGCTCGACAATCATCGCGGATAGCGCAGAGTCGCGATTGATTGAGGAGCTCAGGTCAGAACACGGGATATCTCGAATCAAAGAGAGTAGGAAAGGAAAGGATAGTATCATGGCAGGCGTATCCAAGCTACAAGGATACGCTATTTATGTGCATCCGAGTTGTGAGCATATCATGGATGAATTTTATAGTTATTGCTATCAACGAGACAAAGAGGGCAATTGGTTGAACAAACCAGAAGATAAGAACAACCACTTGATGGACGCGCTGCGATATAGCCTTCAATGTATCGAAGGTGGGAAAGCAACCGTCCGCAGACGTTCACAATACGGTTTATAGAAAGGAATTAAATGTATCAGATTTTAACTTATCCACGAGACGGATACGATGAAATAGCTTTGAGTAAGGAATTGATCTACAAGCTGATTCGCAAGCATGCACAAGAGCGCAGTCGCTTGAAGAAATTGAAGAAATACTACTTGGGTGACCATGCTATCTTGAATCACACGAGAAGAAATCAGAACGCACCAAACTTTAAAACAGTAGCAAATCATGCTAAGGACATCGCAGACACGTCTACTGGCTATTTCATGGGCAATCCTATCAAGTATAATAACACCGCTGAGAGCGACCTTGAGCCTTTGCTTGAGGCTTTCGATGGCACTGAAATAGACCAAGTGGATGCGCAGAATGCTTTGAACATGGCTATCTATGGACGTGCTTACGAATACATCTATGCCAAAGAGGGACTGACTGAGCTTGATTCGACTAGCGTAGATCCCGAAAACGTGTTCCTGGTTTACGATGACAGTATTGAACGCAAGGCTTTGTTTGCGGTGTATTACTACGAAATTAAAGACGATACGAAAGATGCGACTAAGTATCAAGCAGAAGTCTTTACTCAGAATCTGCATTATCACATTGTGCTGCGTGATTCGAGCATGGGAACAACCAGGAACGAGCAAGTAGAACCTCACAACCTCGGGCAAATCCCAATCATCGAATACCGTAACAACCACTTTGCGATTGGTGACTACGAGCAACAAATCAGCTTGATTGATGCTTATAATTCGTTGATGGGTAACCGAGTCAATGACAAGGAGCAAGCAGTCGAGTCTATTCTTGTTCTGTACGGCGCGCAATTGGCTGATAACCTGGAGGATGCTAGAGAAGCAATGAGCATCCTTGCTGAAGAAGGCCTTTTGGAATTGCCAGCAGATGCCAAAGCTGATTTCTTGAAAAATGCTCTGGACGAAAACGCGACTGAAATTTTGCGTAAGGCTTTGAAAGAAGACATCTACACATTCAGCCATGTGCCGAATTTGACAGATGAAAACTTCGCAGGCAATAGCTCGGGCGTAGCCATGGAATTCAAGCTATTGGGCCTTGAAATGATTACTAAGACGAAAGAAGCGAACTACAAGCGAGGTCTTAGACAGCGGATTGCTATCTTCGCTCATTACTTAGGCATGCAGCAGATTGCTCTTGAAGCACATTCAATCGTGCCACAGTTTAGCCGTGGATTGCCTAAGAACTTGCTCGAATTGTCACAGATTATCAATAATCTTGAAGGTAAGGTCTCACTTCGTCAGCTTATTTCGCTCTTGCCATTCGTTGAAGATCCTGATGCTGAACTTGAAGAACTCGAAGAAGAGAAAGAAAAGAATAAGGACCGTGTGCCATTCTTTAATCAGGCGAACACGAAGCCAGAGGAAGAGGTAGCAGATGAACAACAAGGACTACTGGACCCAGAGGAAGGCTAACCTTATCTATGAGCAAATGGATAAGGCTGAGAGGCAAGCGGACAAGTTCGACGAGATTTACAAGCAATCTAAAGCTTATCTAGACAAGCAAATAAATAAGGTCTTTGATAAATTTCAACGCGATTATGGTTTGAGCGAACGTGATGCTCGTCATGTTTTGAAGAACATGAAGGACCAGAAGGACCTAAACGAACTTCGCAAGGTGCTTGAAGCTAGACCGAACGACCCAAATATTCAACGATTGCTTGCTGATTTGGACAGTCCAGCCTATGCTTATCGCATGAAACGACTTGAACGGTTAAGTGCTGACTTAGATTTGATGCGTGAGTCTATCTATCTTTCTGAGAAGAAAGGCTCAGATTCATTTTATAGCGACTTGATGAAGGATAGCTACTACAGGGCTACCTTTGACTTGCAACAGCAGACAGGGCTCGCTTATAGTTTCTCCGACTTACCTGAAACAGAAATCAAACGTCTACAAGGTCTAAAGTGGACAGGAGAAGCCTATTCAGATAGGATATGGTCAAATACTGGGGCGCTCGCTTCAAGTGTGAAAGACGAGCTTTTAGTAAGTCTCATGACTGGCCGAAGCATAAGAGATACATCTCAAGCAATCGCTGAACGTTTTGAGGTTGGACAGAACAAAGCTAGACGTTTGGTTCGTACTGAGTCAGCCTTTTTTCATAACCAGATGGAACTGCTCAGCTATGAAGATGCTGAGATTACAAAGTATAAATTCGTAGCAGTTTTGGACAGGCGGACGTCTGAGATTTGCCAAGAACATGATAACAAGGTCTACGATACGGACAAGGCTGTTCCTGGTGTGAACTATCCACCACTACACCCTTGGTGCAGGTCTACGACTATCGCACATGATGACGATATCGACTACAGCAAGCTAGAGCGACGAGCGAGAAATCCTAAGACTGGCAAAGTCGAATATGTGCCTGCGGATATGAGTTATGACGAATGGTATGATAAATACGTTGCAAAAGACAGGACAAAGAGTTATAATGAAGGTATGGATAAGTCAACCCCTAAGGTTTCTAGTGGTTCAATAAGCGCTGCTCGTGGAGACGTAGAGAAGCAAAAGAATGACTTCGCAGTAAGATACTACAATCAGCTGAGAAATTCGGACAGAGCAGACGTTGTGGAAAAAATGGCAAAAAGCAGTAAACTACCATATTCTACAGTGTCAAAAGCATTAGAACACATCCTAGACAATAAGTATTTATTATGGGATTATGAAGCCTTTGAAGAAAGAATGATGAACTTTTATCCACATTATGATATGGCTCAAAGTTTTCAAAGATTATACATGGGTGACCCAAAAGAGAGTGATATAATAATGCTACAACACGAGAGTCTTGAGTCATACTACATGAACCATAAAAAAATGGATTATGATGAAGCTCATAAAAAAGCTAACATAAAATTTAATTACCAGGAGGCAAGTGAAAATGGCGAAGATTGATAAACAAATTATTACTATGCGTAAGATTGAAGATAACGCTGTTTTAAGACGATACTCTGCGGTAAGTGGGGAATGTAAAGGCGTTGCTACAGTAGATAAAAACACCTTAAATTATAGCTATACAGGAGATGATTTGGAAGAGTTTGCTTCGTTTTTAAAAGATACTTTAACTAAAAGTATCAAACTTGGAAAAAAATTGCCAGATAAATTTTCACACGGTTTTGGGTAAAAAAATAACCAATGATTATCAAAGCACCTAGAGGAATCTAAGTGCTTTTTTCGTGCTCAGAAAGGAGAATCTGATGAATAAGTACAAAAAGTTGATAGAATTGATTGAAAATAACGGTCTTGAGATACAATCCTCTAAATGTTACGACCCACAGAGTGCTTGGCATGGTGAGGAGTTATGGATTGTCGATAAGAAAAACCAAAATAAAATTTTTGATTTATCGGGTAACGGTTACTGTTTTCATGACGATAAAGTTGATGAAGCCGTTGAAGAAGTTGAAAAGTATTTGTCTCTTAAAAACATGAATACTTTTGATGCTTTCAAAGAATGGGTGGGAAAGAATGCCAAGCCTCAAGAGAATGCTTAGAAAGGAGTAAACTATGTTCATTTGGGAATGGGTATCAATCGCTTTTGGGTGGTTGGTATTTTTATTGCTGGTATCTTTTATCTTTTTGTTTATGAAAAATTTAAACAAAGAGTTCAAAAACAGAAAGTAGGTGATCCGACATCTTGACTTGCAGGAATAGACTGCTATAAATCACTGTAAATTGCTATAAACCGTGTCGAATTCGATGCGTTTTTTGTATTTAAGAAAGGAACAAAAAAATGGAACCTTAGAAAGAACGATTTAAAAAAGAATACTACGAATTGAGAGAACGATTCCAAAAGTTAGACATGATGATTGGTCAATACGAAAAAGGGCAACTAGAGTTTGAACCGAAATGTCCTATCGATTTGTTAAAAGGTCAGCGTTCGACTATGTGGAATTATTTAAAAATTCTAGAACAACGTGCAAAAATTGAAGAAATTAAACTATAAAACCTAACCGTATGGAATCCCGTACGGTTTTAATATTGTCCGAGCATTGATGACAAAAAAAAGCCATGGAATTATACAGTCGGGGACGACTTTAAAAATAGGAGGTTCGCAATGAACGAAGAAACACAAACAGTCGAAACGGTTGAAGTCCAAGAGGTACCTGCAGAACCTACACAACAACCGCAAGACGAGAAGAAGTACACGGATGCGGACGTCGATGCTATCATCGATAAGAAATTTGCTAAGTGGAAATCAGAGCAAGAAGCCAAGGAAAACGAAGCGAAAAAGCTTGCCAAGATGAACGCTGATGAAAAACAAAAATATCAGTTGGATCAACGTGAGCAAGAACTGGCTAATCGTGAACAAGCGATTGCTCGCAAGGAATTGACCGCAGAAGCTAAGGCAATGCTAAGCGAACGTGGCTTACCAGTTGAATTAGTAGCCGTGGTTGATTTGTCAAATGCTGAAGCCGTGACTGAATCAATCGCGAGCATTCAGAAAACGTGGGAGGATGCAGTCCAGAAAGGCGTATCCGAACGCATGAAAGGTAGCGCACCTATTAAGACTGCGCCAACAAATCAGCAAGAAGTCATCGAAAAATGGAAAAAAGACTTTTTGCGCTAGAAAATTAAAAAATGAGGTAAAAATAAATGGCATTTGAAGCATTAAACACAGCAGAATCACGCAAGAAACACCTTGGAATTATCGAGGATGTCCTTGCGGTAAATTCATACGCAACACCACTCTTGACACCAACTGAAGCAGTGACTCTAAACGGTCGCTCTTTTACAGTTGCAACAGGTAACACAACCGAGCTAAAAGACTACAAACGTAACAAAGACAATGAATTTGACCATGTTGAAGTTGAAGAAAAGGTCTACACTCTTGAAGAAGAAAAATACTGGGGTCGTTTCGTTGACCAGTTGGACGAACGTGACTCGAATGGTCAAGTAAATATTGAGTACGTAATTGCTCGTCAGGCTGCTGAGGTAGTCGCTCCATATCTTGATAAACTTCGTTTTGATGCAGCGCTCGGAAACGTAAGTGACAATGTGGTCATGGGTAAAACGGCAGGAGCGAACAACGCATACAATGCGGTTCTTGATGTTTCTGAGAAATTGGATGAACTTGGAATCACTAAAGAACGCTTGCTCTTCGTGACACCAAGTTTCTACAAAGCTATCAAGTCTGAAATCGTACGTTTGCCACAAGGTGACGCAGACAAGAGGGTTCTTGGCAAAGGATACGTTGGCGAATTGGATGACTACACAGTCTACAAAGTACCTTCTAAATTCTTGCCAAATGTTAACGCCCTTGCAACTGCTCCTGGTGTCGTTACATCACCAATTCAAATTGACAATACCAAGTACAATGACAATGTACCTGGGCGCTTTGGTGAATTGGTAGAACAATTGCTCTACACTGGAGCGTATGTTCTTGAACACTTCCAAAAATACATCATCACAATTGCAGATACTAAGCCAGCTGCTAAAGAATCGGCTCAAGGTAAAACAGTGAACCGTGCAAAAGCATGGAAGTCTGGTTCAGATTACAAAAAAGGCGATACAGTGACTCATGAAGACAAAGTATATGTTGCTATCAAAGACATCACTAGCTCAACCAACAAACCAGATTCTGACTCAGCTAACTGGAAGGTTAAATAACGAGGTCTGACCTATGAAAGTCAGAGTAAAACAAGCCTTCAATGACTGGCAAGCGAAAGTGAGACGACATGAGAATGATGTTTTTGAAATGACAGACGAGCGTTTTAACGAATTGTCGCAAAATCTCAAGAGCGAGTTCTCAGTCGATATTGCAGACGTTGTCGAGATCGTTGACGAAATCGAAACCCAAGGAGACGAGACGACTCCTTACGATTAGGAGGTCTTATGGAACTTGAAAAACTAAAATCATTAACGGGCGAGAGTGACGAAACAGTCCTCTTGCCTTTACTTTTAAGGGCTGAAAATATCATTTTATCTGAGACGAATCGAGAGAAGCTGACGCCAGCACTCAAAAGACTACTACCGGAACTTGCAATTGAGCTCTACAACCGTTCTGGAAGCGAGGGAGAGCAGTCTAGGAGCGAAGGTGGTATCTCTGTTACCTACAGTGAGTCAGGCTTATCTACGGGTCTTTTACAGCGTATTCGGATGCATCGGTTAGCGAGGGTGGCAGGTCATGTTTTTGAAAAAGAATAGACTGAAACCATATAACCTCAAGCGGTTCAAGAAAACCGTAACGAATGAGGGAGTCGCTAAAGAGGGATATGCGGACGAGGTTGAAGAAGTAAGACTTGAGTTGTGGCCAGCGACTAGCAAGCTACAATCTGAGATTTACGGTGACCGTGTCAATGATATCTTGAATGCGAATGCGAGCAAAGATGCGGATATCAACGTAAAAGATGGTGTTTGTATCGATAGCAAGACAGACCCCACGCATCGGGTTATCTCGAAGAAAGTATACAGTCATCATCAAGTTTTGGAGTTGGAACGTGTCAGGTTTAATCGGAGCAGATAGCTTAATCGCTAAATGCCGTAAGTTATACGGTGCGAAGAGCAACGAGATAGTAGGACAAGCGGTCTTGCATGCTGCTAAAACAGTCGTACAAGCTGAAGCGAAACTCAGGGCGCCAGCGAATGAGGGTGAATTGAGAAATAGCATTAGGGTGCGATTAAAAGTAAACGGCAACAAGATATCGGGCGAAGTCTTCACGAACTCAGACCATGGCGCCTATGTCGAATTAGGAACGGGTCCGAAAGGGCAAGAGAACCATTCTGGTATATCTCCGGATGTGAACGTGTCCTATCGTTCTAGTCCGTGGTACGTGCATGAAGACCAAATCAACGTAGGACCTTACCACTTTGCGAAAAGAGGGGAGTTTTACAAGATGTATGGTCAGCCTGCGCAACCTTACTTGTATCCTGCTTTGAAAGATAACCACGACCGTGTATCAAGCAATATTTCAAAATACGTTAGTAGAAAGATAAGAGAACAGATAAAATGATTAATATTAAGCCTTTAATTTACAAAGAATTGCAAAAGGTCGCAGATAATGTGACCGACACTTATCCAGACGATTGGGAGAATGTTCCAGTCGTCATTTTTTTGGAAGAACAAAATAAACCTGGTGAATGGTTCGATGATCAAGAGAAAAAGTCGCATATCCGCTACAAGGTGGATATCTTCGACAAAGATAGCACAAGCGATTTAGCGGTCAAAATCAATGAAATCTTCGCATCTTTAGGATTGCGAAGAACAGATTGTCAGGATGTACCTGATCCGTCGCATTTGCGTCACAAGTTGATGCGCTTCGAGGGAATCGTTGACCTGAATTCACAATTGGTTTATCAGTATAGAATGGAGAATTAATACATGTTAGCAAACGGAATTAAGCTTGCTTTTAGTAAAACTAAAGGCGATTATCAAAATCTTGTAGGTTTGAAAGAAGTACCTGAATTTGGTATTGAACCTGAAAAAGTCGAGAATACGACTCTTGCAGACAAGGTTAAAAAATATGAATTTGGTATTGGTGATGCTGGAGAACTTGAGTACAAATTCGCTTATGACAACACCACTACCACTTCACCTTACCGTGTCTTGCGTAATGCTGCAGACAACAAGGAGAAGCTCTACTTTGAACAAACCTACCCAGACAATACCAAGGTCACTTTTGAAGGTCAAGTGTCAGTTAAACTTGGCGGTGGCGGAGTGAACTCTGTTATCGAATTTACGCTCAAGATTGCATTGCAGTCTGAATTGACATTCGTTGACGGAATTGGAGGTTAATAGATGGCTCTACCATACGCAACTTGGAAAGTTAGTGAGGACAAGGAGTTGAAGCTTCGCCTCACATCCTTGCAAGCGACGAAAGTCGAAGAAAAAATCGGAGCGAACTTGCTCAAGGTATTCATGCCATCTGAGGGAGAAGCCTTTGCTTTGCCACCCCTAAAAGTCATGTTGCTGTTGACTCATGGAGCGCTTCAAAAATTTGAGCATGGGATCTCGTTTGAAGACGTGTCTAACCTTTACGACGACTACGTTGATAATGGCGGAGATCAGGCTGCATTCATGGCAGACGTCATCTTGCCGACGCTTCAAGTATCGGGTTTTATGCCACGGGAGAAAACAAACAAGAAAGCTCCCAAGAAATCCAAAGCCAAAATGGAAGTAGTCGAGTAGAATCGGTTGCTGTATTGTCAGTAAAAGAAATGGTTGAGGGTCTTTATCCGATGTTTTTGGACATTGGGGGGAAGCCCCTCGATTTTTGGGATTTAACGGTGCTTGAAATCAGAGAAATGATTGAAAGCTATAATCGTGTCACGATCCAAAAACAAAAAGAAAAAATCATTGAATCTTACAGACTTTCGCAGATGATAGCAAATAATGTATCCTTGTTGCTTTCAAAAGATGCTAAACCACTTGAAGTATGGGATTATGCTCCTGAACTTTTTGAAAAAGAAAAAGAGCAGGTCGAACAAGCGAGATTGGCTCAAGAATTGAAATTGCATCAGGAACGCATGCGCATGTTTGCTGAAAGTCACAATCGAAAAATGAAAATGAAAGGAGAATAGATGGGAGTTACTCTCGACGAGCTCAAGGTTATGATTGACGCTGAAATCGCACCTTTCAAAAATAAAATGAAAGAAGTCGAAAACAAGGTCAAAGATGCCTCTAACAAAGTACAGTCATCAACCGACAAAATCAAGGCGCAGTCTGGCTCAATGCTGGGTGTGTTTGGTAAGCTAGCCAAATTTGCAGGATTTGCGTACCTTGGCAAGAAGTTGCTTGATGTCGGCATGTACTCAACGCAGATGGCTCTTGAGGTTACAGCATCGATTAACCAAATCAAGCGTCAAATGGGCGAGAGCTCACAGACATTCTTAAAATGGGTAAATGATAACGCAAACGCTATGAACATGGGTGTTGGTGAAGCGACGAAATACGGGGCAGTGTATTCAAACCTATTTTCTGGCTTTATCAAGGATTCTAACAAGCTGAGTGCGTATACTGCTAAGATGCTTCAGACATCGGCAGTTGTAGCTGAAGGTTCAGGACGTAGCATTACAGACGTTATGGAGCGGATTCGCTCTGGTTTGCTAGGGAACACCGAAGCGATTGAAGATTTAGGAATCAACGTCAATGTGGCCATGATTCAATCGACTGAAGCATTCAAGCGTTTTGCAAACGGACAAAGCTGGGATCAGTTAGATTACCAGACTCAACAGCAAATTCGTTTAATGGCTATCTTGGAGCAAGCGACTGCTAAGTATGGCACGACCTTGTCTCAGTCGGTCAATGGGCGTATTAGCTTGTTTAAATCATTACTCAAGGATGCTGCCTTGAACGTAGGTAACGCATTCTTGCCGATTATCAATGCAATTATGCCAGTCTTAAATTCGTTCGCTATGGTATTGAAGAATGTGACAGCTAAACTCGCTGAGTTTATCGCGTTGATGTTTAACAAGAAAGCGACTGTTAAGGACGGTGTAGCCGGCGCAGTCGGAGATATGAACGGAGCCTTACAAGATGCAGCAGGAGGCGCAGGAGACCTCGCAGAAGCCATGGGTGATGCTGACGACGCTTCTGGCGGTCTAGCTGATAACCTTGGGGATTCTGCCAAAAATGCCAAGAAAGCAGTCAAAGAATTGCTTGGACTAGCCGGTTTCGACGAAATCACGCTCTTGAACAAGAAGGACGATTCGGACGACGGAGGCTCTGGCGGTTCTGGTGGCGGTGGAGGTAAAGGCAAAGGTAAGAAAGGTAAAGGCGGAAGCGGACCTTTCAAAGACATCTTGCCAGAAGTGGCCTTAACCGACATGGATAACCAATTCAAGAGCATCTTTGACGGTCTAGGGAGCAAGCTGAAAGGCCTATCTGACCTATTCAAAAATGGTTTTAATGCTGCATTCAGAGCAGAAGGTCTCGAACGTATCAAGATTGGTCTTGGTCAAATCAAGACTACACTTGAAGAAATAGCAACTGATCCACGAGTAGTCAACGCCTTTAATGGCATGACCGAGAAAATCGCTTATGCATTAGGACAGATTGCAGGCTCTATCGGAACGGTCGGAATTGGCATTGGTGTCTTTCTTTCCGAAAGCATAGCAAATGGTCTAGGACGTCAAAAAGAGCGTATTATTCGCTCTCTTGTAGCTCAATTCGAGAACACGGGCAATATGTTTGCATCAGCTGGAAACATCGCTCAGGCATTCGCAAATGGCTTCTATGACGTCATAACATCGACTGGTGCCGTTCGTATTGGTAGTTCGATTGTGTCTGCTGTTTTAGCTATTCAAGCCAGCATCGTGGAGATTGGTTTCAAACTTGGCGGTGACCTACTACAAGGCATTGAGAGAAGTGTTACAGACAATATGCCTGGCGTTGCTGAGGCTTTTTCAAATGTCTTAACCGGTATCGCTCCAATTTTTGAGAGCGCTGAAAAAGCAATCAATGATATGTCTGATTCAATCAGTCGTGTGTATGATAATTACATTCGTCCATCGATTGAATCATCAACGAGAGCTATATCAGGTATTATCAGTTTGTTTGTAAAAGGTTGGAATAATTACATTCAACCCGTTATCGAAAAACTTGGTCAAGGATTCTCGGACACAATCGGCAAACACATATCGCCAACGATCCAGAAGATTTTGGATATGGTCGCAAGTTTCCAAGAAATGTCACAAGTCATCACTGCTTACGTTGCACCAGTAATTGGCTTTATCGTTGAGAAATTGACGAGAGTTCTAGCTCCAACTCTTGAATACATTGGAGAAGTCTTCCGTGTATTATTCAACACAGTCGCTGATATACTTGGGGGCGTAGCCGACTTCCTCAAAGGCGTGTTTGATATCATCACTGGTATTCTTACGAGTGATATGAGTAAGATTTTTGATGGTTTCACCGAAACGGGCGATGCTATCATGAATATCTTATCTACAATCTTCACCGGATTGATAGACTTGACTTCTGCTGCTTTAAAAGTTCTGCTAGATTCTGTTATTGCTTTATTACAAATAATTTGGGATAGCACAATAGCAATATTGAAAGCAATTTTAGACAGTATTATTGCTTATTTCCAAAGTCTCTGGGACAGCATTGTTGCCATCTTCACACCACTCGGTGAATGGTTCGCAGAGCGTTGGATTGATATCACGGTAGCTTTGGCGAATGTTGCAATTTGGATCGGGAATATGTTTCAAAAGGCGTGGGACGCCCTTACAAGCATATTCTCTTCAATCGGAACCTGGTTTGGTGAGCGCTGGAACGACGTGACGACTGCACTTGCTAACGTTGCTACGTGGTTTGGTAACATCTTCAGTAGCGCATACGAAGCAGTCACGAACGCTTTCAGCTCGATTGGGAGCTTCTTCTCAGGAGTTTGGGAAACAGTCAAGAACATCTTCGTGAACGCTGGTCAAATGGTCGGTAGCGCAGTAGGTGGCGCATTCAAGAGCGCAGTCAATGCGGTTCTTGGCACGATTGAAAATGTAGTCAATGGTTTCATCGGAATGATTAACGGAGTTATTGGTTTAATTAACAAAATTCCGGGTGTATCTCTCGGTAGCGTTGGCTATGTAAGTCTACCTCGATTGGCTCGTGGTGGTATCGTCGATAGTCCGACAGTAGCTATGATTGGTGAAGCTGGTAAAGAGGTCGTCATGCCTCTTGAAAATACTGGTTTCTTGCAGACGATGGGACGCATCGTAGGCGGTGCTGTAGTCAATGCCTTGGGCGGTGGTTTACCACAATCTGGAGGCTTCAGCGGTAGTGGTGACATCGTCATCATGATTGGCGGTCATGAGTTCGGTCGTGTGGCCATCCAAGAAATCAATCGAGAACAAGAACGTGCAGGACAAGTCTTGCTTAACATTTAGAGGGAGGTAAAATGGCACGTTTAATTATCAATGGGCTGGCTGTTAAGCCTCCCAAATCTTTTCAAATCGGTATCCAGGATATTGACGGAGATACCGGTCGTAATGCTAACGGTGACATGGTGCGCGACCGTATCACGACTAAACGAAAATTGGATTGCGAATGGGGGATGCTGACTCAGGATGAAATGAGTCAGCTTTTAAATGCCGTATCGTCTGAATTTTTCACGGTATCTTATCCAGATCCCATGGTTGGTCAAACAACTAAAACATTTTACGTTGGGGACAGAACGGCTCCAAGTTATTCATTTACAAACGAGCTCAAGCCATGGTCGGGCGCTAAATTTAATCTGATAGAAAGGTAGGGGGGCAGAACATGGATATATTCAGACGTAGGAAATTCGATGAAGCAATGTTTGCTAGAAACCGCACCCTTGCTATCAGAGTAGGACAGTATCAATCAAGTGATATCAAAGAAGCTAGTTTTGATTACGGCTATATCAAGGGTGATGCTTACAAGCCAGGTGGAACATGCGCAGGCAGTGGTAAAATCATCTTTTCTAGCATCATTACCACTTTCAATAAACTAGATAAGATTTACCCTGAAATCGGTCTTTTGGTCGATGGAACCTATGAATGGGTCAAAATGGGCGAATACTTCATCAATGATATTGAGATTGACCGGAACCGTAAAACGACCAAGCTCGACCTTATGGACGGGATGTTTAAGCTCAATCGTGAACACATCACATCTCTGACCTATCCTGCTGAAATTAGACAAGTTATCAAAGAGGTTTGTCTAAAAACGGGAGTCGAGCTAGCAAACGAGAACATGGATTTAACATCCATGAATTACCAAATTGAGAAAATTCCCCCTGAGAAAAAAATGACATTCAGAGATGTTTTGAGCCTAGCATCTCAAATGCTTGGGATGTCTTGCTTTTTCAATCGAGAAGGCAAACTCGAAATTAAGGAATTGACAGATTCGGGGATCACGATTACAGCAGATAGCTATTTCATGCATGGATTGACCAAGAGTGAAATCGAGTATAGAATTGCTGGGATAACCTGCAAGAAAGATAAAGAGACACTCACGGTTGGTCTGCGTACTGGTCGCTCGTTAGAATTGGATAACTTGTTCATGTCTCAAGCGATTTTGGATAATCTCTATCACAAAATCAAGGATATTCGCTATTATCCGTTTAATTTGAATTACCAGGGGCACCTCTTGCTTAACGTGGGTGAATGGGTGACTATTAAGACAAATACGGGTGAGAGTTTCAAATCTCCAGTATTAAGCCAGTCTTTCACATTCAAAGGCGGTCTGCGTGGACGTATCAGCGCAGATAGTAAAGCTGGAAATGATGCGCAGTATTCGTACGCAGGAACGCTCACAAGAAAATTTGAGCAATTCAATGAATTTGAGAAGCAACTTCAAAACCAATTTGAAGAGGCGGACAGAGGACATGACCAAAAGGTCGAAAAACTCAAAAGCGACTTTGACGAGCAAATAAAACTAGCCAAGGCGAAAGCCGAAGAGGTCAAGCAAAGTCTAACAGAGACAATCGACCAACGTTTCAGAAATTTTGATAGCGCAGGTCTGCGTGAGGCTAAGCAAAAATCAGACGAAGCCTTAACGAAAGCGGGTGCTAGTGCCTTACTTGCTGAAGAAGCCAAGCGCATCAGTGAGCAAGCGAAAGACGGGATTGAGAAAGCTAAAGAGTCGTTTTTGGATAGTTTTAAAGCAAATTCTGCCGAACTCGACATTCTAAATGACCGTCTCAAGAAGTTCAGACTTGACCACGCAGAGTTTCGCAGGTCCACTAAAGAAGATATCAAGGGTCTGACCGAATCATTCACGAAGCTAGGCTCTGATACGAAGAGCGACATCTTAGCGACCAGGACCGAGTTTCAAAAGACCGCAGAGGGCCTTACACAGCGATTTGAGAGCGTTACTTCTCAATTGGACAATAAGGCTAACTTGCTCGACTTTCAGCGTGTACAAGAGACTAGTAAGTTGTATGAACGTATTATCGGCAGTAGCGAGTCTGACATCGCTGAGAAGGTTGCTCGCATGGCTCTGACTAATCAACTTTTTCAAGTCGAAGTTGGCAAATATTCAGCTGTTGGCGGTCCGAATGTTCTCCGAAATTCGAGAGCGGATGACGGATTGAAATACTGGTCTGAAGCGAATGGTCGTTTGAATTTTACAGCTCACTCGTTTTATTTTAACGGTCAAAAACGCATGTTTGAATTGCGACCAGGAGCCATCGTTAAAAGTCCACGGTTCATTATCAAGCGAAATACTGATTATACGTTGAATATTTTAGGTTTCGATAATAACTCAAAATTTTTTAGGGTCTATGTTAGTAAACGTGTAAAAGGTTCTGTCGCAGATTTTCAACAGAGGTTACTGATATTCAATGGTCAACCTAAATGGGTTGATGGACCCGTTTTTGATAACACAAAAACGGTCAAAAAATCCATTACATTTAACGTCGGGGAATTCGATGAATGTTATCTGCAATTTGAATACGACCGCAACAATCCTAATAAATGGGGCGGTCTGTTCATGACAGAGCTTGATTTTTATGAAGGCACGACTGACCGTCGCTGGCAACCGGCTCCCGAAGATGCGACTCTAGAGACAGACAAGACTCTTGAAGCGACTCAAACAAAAATGACTCAGCTCGCTGGCTCCTGGGCCGTTCAGAACATCAATTCAGCTGGGGATATCATTTCTGGAATCAATCTTGGTTCAAATGGTCAAAATCGTATCTCTGGTAAAGCTACTCATATCACTGGTGAAACCTTGATTGATAATGCTGTTATCAAGTCAGCCATGATAGACAAGCTTAAAACTGCCAATTTTGAAACTGGCTCAGTAACCACAGCTATTCTAGATGCAGAATCCGTAACAGCCGATAAATTGAGGGTTGACCAAGCACTCTTTAACAAACTGTTAGCTAATGAAGCGTACTTGAATCAGTTATTTTCAAAGCAAGCATTCATCAATCGTGTGCAGAGCGTAAGTATTGATGCAAGCCAAATCAGAGCTGGAGTTCTGATGGGCGCAAGTATTACCTCGCTTGATGATTCAATGCGAATCGACACGAATAAAAAAGAATTTTACTTGAACAACAATACATTGTTTACATTTTTCGACCAAAAAGAAGGAATGCATTCTTTTATTGGAACTGGTAGTCGAGCAGTTAACGGTAGTGGTTCTGGAATTTTGATTGGAACAGGTTTAGACAGTGGATCCACGAGTCAACTTAGAAATAACACTAGCAATCGTGATTTGTGGTCGGCGAGAGATGGAATGAGTAGTAGTCTTTTGATTGGGTCAAAGAAAAACGGAAACGGGCAAGCGTGGATTACAACGAATGGAGGTATTTATCTTTCAGCAAGCAAAAGTAAAAATGAAACAGGGGCGGAATTACGACTCGGAGATGTTTTAGGACGTCACTTCGAAAATAAAGCAGTTCTAACTGCTGATGATGTGCTCATCAGCTCTAGTAATTCTAGGATTTATTCAAGCGGAAAAATGGAAATCACTGGAGGAACTGGTTCGCGTCTGAAAACTAGTACTGTTACAACAGACAACTTGTATCTCAAAAATAAGGATTTAGTCGCTTATTTCAACAATTTAGCCGATTTCGTTGTAAGAATCGCTCAAAATGCAGGATGGTCAAACGTAGGTAATTACAAAATTTAAGAAAAGGATGAAAAAATGAACTCAACAGAAGAAAAAATTATAAGCGAATTATCGTTTCAAATCGCACAATTTAATTTCGAGAAAACGAAAACTAAAGTCTTATATGATGAAGCAATTCAAGAGCTAGGATTTTTGGAATCGGTCCTAGAATCTGATGAAGAACTTAAGGCGAAGTTTGAGGAAGTGAAAGGAAGAATGACAAATGGCAATTAACAATTATGAACTAGTGAATAAGCCTTACACAAGAGGCTTGGGCGATAGCACGGTTACAGTCGTTGAAATTCGTCTATCGGATGGCACCCGTTACAGCACAAACATGCGTGAGCTTGCAGGAGACCGCACGTCGGAGCAAGAGGACGTCTTGATTCAAGCGGTGCTGGATATTATCAAGGCAGAATTAGATCCAGGCTCTGCCATCGTGAAGGCACAAGCTAAACTTGAAGAGGCCGAGCATAAAATCGCTGAGAATGCAACTAAGCAAAATGCACTCTCTACACTCGTTAAACAGACTCAAGAGAACACTCATTTGAATGGTAAATTGCTTCATATCATGGTCTTGAACTCGGTCATGAGCAAGAATATTGCTTATGGGACGATTTACAAAGAGTTAGTTGAACTCATCCCACTTGCTGAGGTCGGCAAAACGTACATGGCAAACGACCTCATCACGATTGAGGATTCTAGCCATGTTGAAGTGAATGGCGAAGGCAAGCGTATCCTAGTGCAATTTAACAAAGAATTCACCTACAACGGTGAACCAGTCAGCGCATTTGCTACAAATGGTGCCCTCGAGCAAAACGGAACGGGGGTCGCTTGGAAATTTGAAGGTAAAGAATAGGAGTGCTTATGCAAATCGAATTTTTCCATTTTTTTCGTAGCGTAGTCCAGACTGAAGACGGCCTGGTCTTGTACGCTCTAGCACTGATCGTTTCAATGGAAATCATTGATTTTTTAACTGGAACGATTGCTGCTATTGCAAACCCTGACATTGAGTATAAGAGCAAAATCGGCATTAATGGGCTCCTTCGTAAGATTTTAGGGGTCCTTTTGCTGATGATCCTCATTCCGATGTCTGTACTCTTGCCTGAAAAGACAGGTTTCGCATTCTTGTACTCGATCTATCTCGGATACATCGCATTTACTTTTCAATCACTCATTGAAAATTACCGCAAACTAAAAGGAAATGTCACTCTTTTTCAGCCAATTTTAAAAGCGTTTCAGCGCTTGTTTGAAAAAGATGACGACAAAAACAAAGGAGAATAACACATGCAACAAATCAATGAAATTATCGCAAATGGAGCAATCAGCATCCTTGTCATTTTGGCTGGTATCGCAGTCAAAGCGGTCAAAGACTACCTGGTTCAAAAAGGCGGAGAAAAGACAATTAAGATTGTTGAAATCTTGGCTAAGAACGCAGTCAATGCCGTGGAGCAAATCGCAGCCGAAACAGGCTTTAAAGGCGAAGAAAAACTGGAACAAGCTCGTGATAAAATCCGTGCTGAGCTTACCAAATACAATATCAGCATGACCGATAAAGACTTAGACACATTTGTCGAATCAGCGGTCAAGCAAATGAACGAAGCTTGGAAAGGGGAGTAAGTATGGGACTAAATCTTGAAACAGCTATTGCTTGGATGCGTGCTAGAAAAGGGCAAGTATCTTATAGCATGGATGATCGTAACGGCCCCGACTCTTACGATTGCTCAAGTTCAGTCTACTACGCCTTGTTGAGTGGAGGTGCTGTGTCGGCTGGTTGGGCAGTTAATACAGAGTATGAGCATGACTGGCTCAAAAAGAACGGATATGAGCTCATCGCTGAGAACACTCCATGGGATGCTCAACGTGGAGATATCTTCATTTGGGGGCGACGTGGCTATTCTAGCGGAGCAGGTGGCCATACTGGTATTTTTGTGGATAGTGATAACATTATCCACTGTAACTATCGTTTTGATGGTATCACAGTGAACGATCATGACGACATTTGGCTCTATGCTGGACGACCTTACTATTATGTGTATCGCTTGACTAATCCATCTGCAGCTGCCGAAGAAATCAAAACCGGCTGGCAAAATGACGATACTGGTTACTGGTTCGTTCGTGCAAACGGTTCTTATCCAAAAGACCAATTTGAGTACATTGAAGAGAACAAATCATGGTTCTATTTCGACAGTCGTGGATATATGTATTCTGAAAAATGGCTCAAACATACTGATGGTAAATGGTACTGGTTTGATAAAGATGGCTACATGGCCACTTCTTGGAAGAAAATCAACGGGAAATGGTATTACTTCAATCGTGATGGCTCTATGCAGACTGGCTGGGTTAAATACTACGAAAGATGGTATTACCTCAATTCAGAGAATGGGGACATGGTATCAAATGCATTCGTGCCTTACAATGGCGGATACTACCTCATGCTTGAAGATGGTCGATTGGCTGAAAAAGAAAGCTTCAACATCGAGCCAGACGGCTTGATCACTACTAAATAATTTTTAAAAAATAGAAAGGAAATTTTCTAAAATATTGTTCTAATTGTTTTAACCGCAGGCTTATGCTTGCGGTTTTTTTGTTTGCTCTGGAAAGGCTGGATTAAAAATCCAAGCTATTTCTCCGAAAGTACTTTCAAAATAAAAAAGTAATGATTTTTTTCACTACTTTTTTAATTTTCTACGAATAGATAAGTAGGAGGAAAAAAATATGAACATTTTGAAGATTGAACTTGCGAGCATAGAGCAGACAGAATTAGGCTTTGAGCATTGGGTAGATGTGACTTACCAGGTGCCAATTTTAAAGAATGAATACAGGGTCAAGCTGTTATTATTCATGGAATGCAAGATAGAGGACCAGGAAGTGATTGAGTACCTGGTATCAACTTGGAAGTATCGTGATCTCGTGCTGCATTCGGTGAGGATGTATGAGATGGAATCGGACAAGACATAAGGCCGTGAGATAATCACGGTTTTTATTTGTCTGAAAATGGCTCTCATGGTATAATAACTTAAAAATAAAATTAGTAAATAGCTAATAGGGATACACTAAAGGATACAACAATCCTTTTATAAGCCGGTCTAATAAGGTTTTTATAACTCCCACCGGCTCCATTATGAACAGGTATACAGTAGATTTTTTCCAAATTGTATCCTTTGTTGTATCCTATTTATTCTAGTATGTTAGTGGAGAATTACTCAAGAGGCTGAAGAGGACGGTTTGCTAAATCGTTAGGTCGGGTAACTGGCGCGGGGGTTCGAATCCCCCATTCTCCGTTAGATAAACCCAGTGTTTTTCTAAACAACTATCCTTGGAGGTAGTCTCCAAGAGTAAATTTTCATAATGAGGTGAAACATGAAAAAGATCAAGTTACTAAGTATCTTAGCACTTTCGACGGTTGTCTTGGGTGCATGTTCTGTATTTTCTAATCAGTCATCTGAAGCTTCTTCTGATAACAAGGAGAATACAGAACAAGTTGAGAAGAAAGATGAAGCAGCAGAAGTTAAAGAAAAAGTTACAAAAGATGCTGAGATTCTCTTAGACTCAGTTCTTACTAGCGACTCTGCTCGATTTAAGAAGATTTATGGCGACACTTATGAAAAATGGACTGAGGCAGTATTTGCTGTACAAACAAGTGAAAAAATCAAAGAAGAAGGGCTTTCACCTGCATCTACCTATTCAGTACAATGGCACAAAGATTTCCCTGTAGAAACTCCAGAAGAAACCATTTCAGGTTTCTTGAAGATGAGACGTAGATTATATCAAGATATCGGTTCTTACACTGTTAAAGACGTGAAGGTTGATGAATCAGGAAATACAGCGACTGTTACTTTCAACTCTAAGAAGTTACACTCTAAAGGATTGGCTTCATCAACAAGGGAAGTTCTCACTACTCTTATTGGAGGTGTTGATAACCTAGGTAAATACAATCAAGCTGGTTCAAACGTTGACATCAAGCGTTACCAAACATTGGTTTCTTACTGGATTTTTGAGCATCTATTTAAGAAAGATTTCTCAACCTACAGTGACGTTGACCCTAACTTAGCTCATACACCTTTCACTACTGGTGATTTTGATACTGAAATCAAATTAACTAAGGATAAGGATGGAAACTGGCTGATTTCTCAAGAAGATTACCGTACTTTGGCAACAGAGTTGCTTGATGATACAGAAGGTTATGATAAAATTGTCCGTAAAAACTCAACTAAGTCTAATGATAAATCAACAGATAAGTCTTCTGATAAATCTTCAAACAAATCCACTGATAAATCAACAGACAAATCTTCAGATAAAAAAGATAAAAGCAATATCTAATCCTAAGATTTAGAAGAAAAACAAGTAGTCTTAATAAACTACTTGTTTTTTTATGAATTAGGATAGGGGAGGATACAGACAAATATGGTGTGATAGTTAGAGTAACTCAGCCTTTCATTTCTATATATTGCTCTTAGAACCATAAAAAAACTGCATTGAGGTGCAGTTTTTCTTTTTCTACGGAAGACATGGGATTCGAACCCACGCACGCTGTTACACGCCTACCGCGTTTCCAACACGGCCTCTTAAGCCTCTTGAGTAATCTTCCAATACTTACTAAAATAGTCTACCATAAAGCCTCTTATCTTGCAATAAAAATTCTGGAAATAAGAAAAATGATAGAATTTGAAAGAAATTGATAAAAAATGCTTGACTTTGGTAGAGAATGTGCTAGAATGAATAGTGTAAACGATAACAGGAGGTGATTTGGTGTTAAAAACTGAGCGGAAGCAACTGATTTTAGAGGAGTTAAATCAACATCATGTAGTTTCCCTAGAAAAATTGGTTAGTCTATTAGAAACATCAGAATCAACGGTACGAAGAGATTTGGATGAGTTGGAGGCGGAAAACAAGCTTCGCCGTGTGCATGGTGGAGCAGAATTACCCCACTCCTTGCAGGAAGAAGAAACCATCCAAGAAAAATCTGTCAAAAACCTTCAAGAGAAGAAGCTACTGGCTCAGAAAGCAGCCTCTCTTATTAAGGAAAAAGATGTCATCTTTATCGATGCTGGAACGACAACTGCTTTTTTAATCAAGGAATTGGTTAATAAGAATATCACAGTTGTGACCAACTCCATTCACCATGCGGTTCAGTTGGTTGAAAAACAGATTCCAACTGTCATGGTTGGAGGAAGTGTCAAGATGGCGACAGATGCATGTATCGGTGGAGTTGCTCTTAATCAAATTAACCAATTGCACTTTGACCGTGCCTTTATCGGGATGAATGGTGTAGACGATGGTTATTATACGACTCCTGATATGGAGGAGGGAGCCGTTAAGCGTGCTATTTTAGAGAATGCCAAACAAACCTATGTCTTAGTCGATTCGTCTAAGATTGGACAAACTTGCTTTGCCAAGGTAGCGCCTCTCAAACGAGCTATTGTTATCACAAGTCAAGGGCATGAGCTCTTGCAGGCTATTAAGGAGAAAACGGAGGTAATAGAAGTATGA